AGTTGCAGGCTGGTAGCTTCACTCATTTATTTATCCTCAGTTTTGGGCTTTTCAGCCAGTTTCAATTTAATATGCCCAGACAACAGCAAGTATTTTGCCTGTCTGCTGTTTAGCGGGATGACATCACCCACGGCATGCCCTTCAAACGCTTTCTCGACGCTATAGTCACTCATTTACATCCCCAGGTTCTTGCGGGTAACTGCCAGCTGATCCACGCCATTAACGATGCGAATCATGTTCGGCACATCAATTTCATGCACGACTTCGCCGTTAATCGTGTGCTTGTAATAGCGCACCGCGACCGTAACCTTAAGGTTGGCTTTGTCGCCCGGCTTCCAGCTGCCGGGGTCCATTTCTTTCAGCATGCCGGTCATTTGGATGATGACCGGTTTTTCGACGCCATCCTCGCCGCTGAGTGAGCCGCGAAAGGTCAGCGGCTTGGTGTTGCCGGGCGCAAGGCCGAAAATCTTCAATACATCGGCATCGTATTTGGTCAAAGAGAATGAAGCCTCCAATTTATCCATGCCCATTTCAACTTCCACCGGCGCATCCATGCCGCCGTTGCGGAACTCTTCGGTCTTCATGGTCAGCTTGGGCGGGTTCAGTTCCTCGACGTTACCGGCATAGCCGCGACCGTCAGCGAACAGGTTTAAATTCTTTAAAATATCGTTCAACATTAGAATAATTCCTTAATGTAATCGTTGACCAAATGGCTGCGGAACGTAATGTGCTCAGCCGGATATGGCGGGGTGAAGTCGAAATCGAAATAGACCTTGCCCTGACTGACCTGATCAGGCGTGTTCAGGTCAGGATCGGCCCAGCAGTGGCCGCCCAGAACTGCCCCGACAGCTACCAGGTGACGCAAGTAGCTATTCACACCCTCTACAACATCTTCAAGGTAGGTTTTGGTAATGTTGCGGTCTACGGCCCACATGTGAGCAGCCAGAAGCGACTCGTGAATCATGTCCGCCGTTCTGACTACCGACAAAAACGCCCACTTTTGATCAGCGGAGCAAGTGCGGTTTCCCCACAAGCGATAACCGTCCTTCTGAATGATAGTGGCCACTTCGTTTTCATTCAGATAGTTAGCACGTGCGTTGACATCGCCCAGCGCAAAGTCGATTTGTCGGCTGGTTCCGGTAATGCCGTAAATATCCCGGTTAGATGGACTCCACCAGAAACCACGCTCGTTGTCTGACTTGGCGATTATGCCAGCCACCCGTGCCGAGGCAGGACGGTTGACTTCGGAATTGCTGACGGTATCCCAGACCTTAACCTGCGGATCGATGACATAAACGCGCTTACTGCCGAAGTTTTCACGGAAACTGATTGCTGCGGCATCGTCGGTATTTGGCCCGTCAGCCAAAATAACCGCCTTCAACCGATCGGCAATGCCCAGCAGCTCGGATACTACCGCGACTTCGTGCGAAAACCCTGGAGCAATCAGAATGCGCGGCTTTACTTTAACAACCGACTCGGCGTTTAAAAATACCTGCACACCCGCATTGATGCCGCCAATGATGTTGGTTTTAGTGGCGGCAGCATCGATACCTTCGGCAACCCTGAGAACCACAACCATAGCGCCGCACTGGTCGAAAATATCATCCATGGCATCCGGCAGCGTACCCAGTTTATCGCCCACTGTATCCAGACCTGCGGCGGCGTTACGGCTACCCGTTACCAACACCGGGATATTAAGCGGAAAGGCCTCATCAGCGCCGCCCGACAGGGCTTGCGCTTTTACCGAGGCTCCCACGGCAACAGCGCCGGTTGATACGCCAGTGTTGGCAGCCGCAATCAATAAAGCCGCGGCGGCGCTGGCGGTAATGGCCGTTATGACTTGCGCAGCGGTTGATGTAATTGTTCCGGTAACGCCGGTAGCAAGGTTAACGGTAATCGCCGTGCCGCTGACAGATACGCTGAGCGCCTGGCTATTGGCCTTAGGGTCTTTATGATGCACGGTAATGTCGTTGCCCGGCTTACCCGGTGTTACGGCGGTATAAGTGATAGCGTTATTACTGGTGACTACGCCGGTTAACAGACTTGCGGTCGTTGCCGGGGCGCTGTTCGGTGCGGTGCCGATCAACCCGATAACGGATGATTTAACGGTGCTGATGGGGCGTGCGCCATCGTCTATTTCAACGATTTCGACGCCGTGTAAAAATTGCTCGGGCATGGTTTTAGCTCCAGGTGATTAAATTGAGTGCGGATATTATTACCAAACTACGCTTTCCACATCGGTTAGCGTAGTTGCGACACCGACTGCCGCCTTTTGCGATTGCAAATGCTGAAACGCTGTCCATCCTTGAATCAATATAGCCTCCGCCAACCCTTGTAAATCAGCATACGTAAATGGGACTTGTGTATTGTCAGCCGCCATCCAATAAAAACCGGGGGGGGTATCGCCAGCTTTCGCTAGCCCAATCGTCACATTTTGTAAGTTGCTAATACTGGACGGATCCGCTTGAAATAACTTGGTAATTCCACCGGCTGATGTATAGCTGACAGGCTGAGAAATTGCGGTTAGATAGGACTGAGTGAGCAATGCTATCTGTTTTTTTTGTGCGGCGGGCAAAATAGGAGCCGCAACCAATGTACCGCCGTTAACAAACGGCGTATTGAAACGGCTATCCCATTGCGCCTGTGTTAGCGTTAATAGATCAGAGTCGTCAGGTAAGTTTTGGTAATCGAATTCGTCCGTGTCATACCAACCGATAACAGGCTGAGGGGATGCGGCTGAGGGGTCGAATTGTGCATACTTCATATTAATAACCTATCGCAAAAACAGCAATACCGCCGCCAGTTTGATTATTCGAGCCTTGTACTGCCGCGAGAGTAGTCCAAGCGGTTGCAAACGCGTATTGATTAGTTCCAGTAGCGCATCCATAAACCTGGCTAATTGCATTGGGGAATGCGATTGGCAACGTGATGCCCTGAACTACGCCACCGGTTGCACAAACTACTTGTGTCCACTGAAAAATACCCGTACGTAATTGACTGCCGTCCCAAAATGGAAAATTTAAAAAACCTGATGGGCTGAAATTACCGAGGATTTGCCCTAACGCTATGACGTTATTAATGCCTGATGCATTAGCGGCGCTGAACGGTTGTGTAGAAAGCCCAGCTAATTTGGCATAATTAATTAGTTCCGACTGCACAAACTCGGTATTGGCTATTGATGAATCATTGTCGCCAACGGCTGCCGTTGGCGCAGTTGGATTTCCGGTCAGCGCGGGTGACGCAAGAGGCGCTTTGGCTGCTAATGCAGTAGTGATTGTCGTAGCAAAATTAGCATCGTTACCGAGCGCGGCGGCTAATTCGGATAGTGTGTCAAGCACTGAAGGCGCTGAGTTAACGACGGCGGCTACCGCCACATTAATTGCCTGCCTGACCCGTAGCGCAGTCCAGCCCCTTACTGTTGTAGCTGCTCCGGCCTCAGCCTCGGCTTGAGAAACGACAGTCCCAAGCGCATCTACCTGCTGTTTTAAATAGATCGTCCGGTTAGCCAGGTTTCTTGCTGAGGCATTCGCTTTTCCGTCTGCGCCGCCGACTACTGCATCCGTAGTTTCAATTTGGTAAACACCGGCGTCAAATGTTGCCGACTCGGGTAGATCAGCCATTACAGCACCCCGCCATTGTATTGATAGGTTCCATCATAAATCACCGTATTGTCATAAAGGAGGTTCATAAAAATCAAGTTGCGCAGCATCGATCTGGCGTTTTTATAACGGTGGATGCGGTCGCGTATTTTCTGGATCATGGCGGCATCGGGCGACAGACCAATATTCAAGATCACATCGAACATCGGCCATGCACTGTCAGCACCATAAGTCCAACTGCCGTCATAGGTGTGCGCGCCGTTATAGTAATTAACCGTACCTTCCTTGATAGTAATATTGTCATAACCCAGCGCCGACAATGCCGCGCGGATTGCATGAGGCGTACCCTTATGACTATGCACGTCATAGCTGGCAGCACACGTATTGCGTTTTTGCGCTTCGGTCCAGGTTTCATCCCATTCATCGACCGAAAGCGCCCAAGCCAGCCAGGGAAGAAATGCCACGGGACAGGTTTGCGGATTCCACAATTTAACAATGTCAACGGGGACCGCGCCCAAGCGCGCAGCTGCATCATCCAGCGCATGCTCGTGCGTATTGGCGTTAGGTGGCAGCAAACTAGACACCGACACCTCCATTGGTCAGCGTTACAGCGGTGCAATACGCGGACTGATGGTTGCCGATAACAACATCGGTGGCGGGACTGGTCAGCGTGACATTCTGCACGCCGGGCTGATGTAAGGCAGCGAACAGGCCGGAGCGGGTCACGTCGTAACCGATCTTGCGCTGGCTGGCGATGTAGGCGTTAAGCGCGGCAGTCGCGGCGGCCAACACGGTCGCGCTGCTGGGGCCGCCATAAAAATACAGGGTGGCGGTCACGGCATAATTGACAATTTCCGCCGAGCGCACCACAACCCGGTCGGTCAATGGGCGCACGGTTTCACTATTAACGGCCGCGGTAACGGCCGCTAAAAGCCCTGCGTCAGCCGTACCGTCGCCGGCGGTTGACAGCACAGTGACTGCGACATTGCCGGGCTCGGGCGTTGCCAGATTAGCGGCATAATCGATGACTACGGCACTGCTGCCGTCCAAATGGAATGTCACCGCATCGACATCGGCATCCTTTACGAGCCCCGATGCCGTCATGGCGTGGAAAATATAACTGTTGACGGGGCCTGCGGTGCTTAAGCCCTCGAAAGCCAGCTGAGCGCGAGCCCTTAATGCGCTGTTGCTTTCATAAACGGCTTCAACCGGCGGAATGGCTAAGGGATCGGCTGGGGTGATCAATAACCGGCTGACGTTGAAGTTGGCCGCCAGCTGGTCCAGGTCTGTACCCGTCGCTGTGGACAGCATCACGCCGCGCGCGGCATCATTAACGCGCTGGCGGATGATCAGTTCGCGGTAGGCGGCCACTTCAAGTATCTTGTATGCAGGATCTGATTCCAGCAATGCAGTGAAACTGGTGTCACGGGCCTGCAAATCGGCAAGCATCTCGGCGAATATCGTTTCAAAGCTCAGCGTCTCAACGATGTCCGGAGCGGCGATCTGCGATAAGTCGATTGGCGTAAAATTCATAAGATAATGCCGTCAAGTTTGATTGCCGAGCCATCCGGCCGGTATTTGCCGAACAGGGTCAGCGCAATGCGCCCGTTTTCTGCGCCATTGTCCAGCGCCACGCGGTCAACGATGATGCGAGGTTCCCACTTATCCAGCGCCTCGGCTGTGGCCGCGACAATGTCAATAATCGTTGTGCCGTTCATCGGGGCATCAATCAACTCGAATAAGCGGGAGCCGTAATCGCGGCGCATCACCCGTGTGCCGATAGGCGTGGTCAGAATGTCGCGGATGGACTGTTTCAGGTGGTCGAGACCTGCCAGCGCCTTGCCGCTTTGGTTGTCAACGCCGATCATTGAGTCTGTCCTGTCGCCGCAACACTGCCGCTTTGCGGATCGCTATGCGTATGTCCGTTGTAAATATTCCGGTCACCTTGCATGCTGCGGGTGTGGTCGGTGATTTCGCCGGAGGCGTTGATATTGCCGGTAACAGTGACATCACCCGTAATAGCCACGCCTCCTGTTGATATTAATTCAACGGTTGCGCCCGTAGGCAATACGGCTTTTAAATGATGCGCCTGCCGGTCGTATTCGATCACTGCACCATCTTTATATAAGGTGTGCTGTTTTTCCGGTGTGTTAACCGGTTGAGGGTGCGCCGTCTGAAATAATCCAGTCAGCACCACGCCTTGATTCAGTTCGCCGGACGGAGACAAAATAACCACCTGCTCGCCAACCTCGGGCGCATGCCAGCTGATGTCGCCGCCAGCCCGTTGCGTCATCCAGGGTAGCCAATCCGTTAAAACAGGTGTATCCAGAGGGCCTGCAACTTTAACGCGCACCTTCGCAGACGCATAGTCGGCCTGAGCTATAGTTCCGAAGCGGATCAGGTTGCTTAAGCGGCGGTCAAGTTCAGTCAAAGCAAAGCTCATGGCGCTTCCTTTATATATTTATCGACATAAGGTATGCCGATCTCAGGCGACAGGCCCAGCCAGACTTCGGTTGGGGGTATGCCGGTTCCATCCCATACGTCATCGCCTAAGTAGACAGTTTGATTCCAGGACACATACCATGATTCGTAGCCGTTC